AGTTGATAATCAACTATACCGTTATGAAAGAAAGAAATTAGATTTAGACTATTGGTTACAAAATCCACAAATGTTTAGAGATGCAATTATCTTTGAAGGTAATGCTAAAAATATAGATAGTGCAGACTATGTAGAAAACTTAAAATTACGACCACTAGATGATATTAGAGCCTACCTAGATAAATTGAAAAAACTAGGTACTGAATTTAAGTCAAGGGGTAAACCACAACAAGTAAGTAAACAAGACTTACAAGACTTAGGACAACTAATGAGAGATAAGGGATTGAGCAAGAGTGATTTAGACTTAGTGAGCAAGGCATATCCAACTGCTCGTGATATGGGTATATTTGATGGAGTTTAGACTATCATTACCAGTTCAATCTAATTTTTTCTTTGGTTATGTTCCTAATGTATTGAAAGCAAGATTTAGGAGAGAAAGGTCTAGGGGTAAATTTATTCAAATCGAAAATTACCTAGACAAAATAAATTTAGGGTATAATATAATAGATATATTAGATACATTGGTAGATACAATGTCAACTGTTATTGAAGGTAGATATGTGTTATATAGAGTAGGAGATAATAGACCGTTTAAAGATACTAAATATACACTAAATCAATTACTTAACTTAATTGAGTATGGTAATTTAGAGGTTCGTGGTGCTAGAATTATTCAACGTATCTTTAATGAGTTATCCTTTAATGAAAGAAGATATTATTCAATGTATTTAGCAAATAAGGGGGTATTCTAATGTCAGTTAGGTTATATGATGATGCCCTAGTGAAAAAGATTAAGAATTGGGTTAAGGATGAAAATGTTAGAATACTATCCCCTGATGAAACACTAGAGTTATTTCAAAAAATAGCAAATGATAAGAATGATGAACCAATTTCATTACCAATTATATCTTTAACAAGGTCAAGAGAGGTTGACCTTGACCACCCACATAAAAAGATGATGACTTTTGATGGTATGATGTTAGATGCAACCGTTGATAAGTCTTTACAGATAGATGCAATACCTATGACCTTGAATTATCAGTTAGATATATACACAAGGTATAAGTATGAAGCCGATGAATATATGAGAAACTTTGTATTTAATCTAGTTAATCATCCTAAGGTAAAAGTTGTGTTACCTTATAATGATATAAACTACACACACTATTCTAATATAAGATTGATACCTACAGTAGAAGATAATTCCGATGTGCCAAATAGACTAGTGAGTGACCAGTTTACAAGGTGGACAATTAGTTTTACTATAGATGATGCTTATTTATTCTCATTACCTTATAAGTCAAATGTACAAATAGTTGGATTTGATGTAGAGTGTGAAGAAAATTAGGCTAAATTATAAATAGATAGATATTAAAGTAAAGGAGAATTTTATGGCAAAGATTACTATAAGAGAAGTGGATAATACACTACCTGGCTTAGTCGACTTTGATAATGTGGTGGTATTTATCCCTGGAAATACAAAAACTAGTGGATTTAAAGATTTTGATACACCATTATTATTCACTTCATTAGATGATTTTACAAAGAAAATTGGTGATACACCAGTAGAGTATAGTGATGTAAATAATTATAAAACAACTTATGCACCATACCTAAATAGTACTAAAGATAAGTTATATGATGCTGGATATTTGATGGCAAGATTAGTATTATCTAAGGGTATGCAAGTATTATATCAAGTACCAAGTAAAATCGTTTCAGGAACTAAGGTTGCAATAACTACATTTGCAGATATGCTTACTGCATTAGGAGTAGATACATTCTATGCACCATTGACTGATAAGGGACTATACAATCCTACATTCCTTACTATAGGTGGTTATTTCTCAGTTGATACCATAAATAAGCAACCAGCACCGTTACCTAGTGCAATTACACAAATTAAGACAATTGCAGAAACTCGTGGTGACTGCTTAGCATTATTTGACCACGTTTGGAATGTAGATACAAAAGATATATTAACAATTGCACTTAGAGTAACTACAAAATATGGTGCAATGTTCAGTCCTTGGTGTGCTTACAATATTAACAATATTGATATTACTCTACCAGCATCAGTTGCTTACTTAGAAGCAGTAGCAAGTGGAATTGTAAACAATCCAATTTGGTATGCAATGGCTGGATTACAAAGAGGATTAGTAAGTGGTGCTCCAATCGTTATTTATGGTGAAGAGTTTGCAAACACATTAACTACTAAGACTGGTGCTAGTGTAAACCCAATTGCATATGTTAATGGTGCAGTAACAATTTGGGGAAATAGAACACTATTTAATAATGAAGGTAGTTTAAAGGCAAGTTCATTCTTAAATATTAGAAACTTATGCTCAAGATTAAAGAAGCAGTTATATGTTAGTGCTAAGTCAATTCTATTTGAACAAAATACGGATAGATTATGGTTTAACTTTAAGTCACAGTTAGTAGCAATTTTAGATAATATGAAGACTGGACAAGGTATTAGTGGTTATAAGGTAATTAAACTACAAGCCACTGAAAGAGGTCAAGTAAGAGCATTGATTAGAATTGTTCCAATTGAAGCAGTAGAAGAAGTAGACCTTACAATTGAACTTAGTGATACATTAACAGTAGAGGAGGAATAAGAAGATGCCAAGTAAATATAAATCAACTGACCAATTAGGTACATATCATATTGCACAACATCCTGAATTATATACTCCTGCTAGAAGCAATAATTATGTGTTCTATCCACTTTTTACAAAAACCACAAAATTGTTAAGGAGTGGTGTAGATGAAAGCACTGCAAAAGGCAGTGATTATATCGACCCACAACAAGCACAAGAGATTTTAGCATTATCAGTAACTAGTGCTGCGGTACCTCATTCACAACAAAATGTAATCACAATTAAGCGTGGTAATACTGAAGTTAAGTTTGCAGGCTCTTGGACTTATCCAAGTGGCTCATTTGTATTCAATGATTATATTGGTGCCGACACAAAATCAGTATTACTTGCTTGGAGAGGATTATCTCAACATACACTAGATGAAACTGTTGGTGATGCAAGTGATTATAAGGTACAAGGTATCTTAGTTGAGTATACTCCTGACCATAGACAAATAAGATATTGGGATATGTTTGGTTGTTGGGTATCTCAGTTAAGTGAAGGTGACTTCTCTAGCGAAAGTGATGACAAGAGACAAATTACTGCAACTATTGAGTATGATAGAGCAATTGAGCATCTACCTGATGATTTAGAGGCAGTTACATTTGTATCTCAAGCAAAGGAAACAACTTCAACAACTGAAAGTGAATAGTTTAAAATTAGTTAGTCTCAATGACTAAATTGTATAGTATTGTAGATAGTATATACATAATATGATAAGTTAGTCATACCATATGCTATCTACAATATTTTTGTTATAGGATATTAAAATTTCCTTTTTATTTAGTTTTTATATAACGGATGGTTAATTTATCAAGTCTAAAATAAAAACGCAAAGAAAGGCAAATAAACAACATTTGAAAGGACAATAACAAATGAAAAATTACACAATTCAAGAAAAGTTTACTTTACCATCACACGGAAAAGTATATGATGTTCCAGTAAAAGAAGAAATCACATTGAGAAGTATGCAGTTACACGATGAGATGAGAAGAACATCACCATCACAAAATCAGTATCAAGCGATGTGTGAGACAATTGATGCTTGTATGGTAGATAATCCAGGGATTAGTGCATATGATATGTGCTTAGGTGATTACCAATTTTTAGTACATAAATTAAGAGCAGTTACATTTGGTACTGCTTATAAGTTAGGTATTCAATGCCCTAATTGTAAGAATGTACTATTACACGAAATGGACTTAGATGAGTTAGAAGTGTTGGAGTACACGGATGAATTTGAAAATGCTAAAGTAATTACATTACCACAATGTGAAGCAGAAATAGAATTAAAGGTACAAACACCTAGAATACTAGATGATATTGAGAGAAAGAGAACTGAAGCACTTGCAAAGGATTTTGAACAAATTGACCCACGTTTAGAGTTAATGCTAATTGCTAATATTGATAAGGTAAATGGCAAGACATTAAATAGAGTTCAATTAGAGAATTTTGTTCAACAGTTATCCTTAAATGATGTAAATTATATTATAAAGAGTGCTGATAAGTTAAATGGACTTATTGGTATTGATACTACAATAGGTTGTCACTGTGGAAAGTGTGGGTCTAACTTTGTGTCCACCTTTCGATTTACACCAGAGTTCTATTCCCCCTCAATTGACTAGTGATGGAAAACCTTATGGTCCTACACGCTATAAGGAGTTAATGAAAGAGGCATACTATATAATTAAAAACACAAATGTTACTTATGATGATGTACTTAGTATGTCTCCAACTGAGAGAAGAATGATACTATCTTTCTTAGTTGATGAAGCACAAAAGAGTAAGAAAGCATTTGAAGATGCAAAGGCACAAGCACAAGCAAAGAAAGTAAAATAAAGGAGGTCTATTATGGCAAGAAATTCTAATAACCCTAACATATTAAATGTTAATAGAGACCTTGAAGATGAAGTAAGTGCTTATGATAGAAGGACACAACAAGAACTACAAGACTTAAAGAATAAACTTCGTATAGAAGGAATTAAGGAAGGTAGTGCACAAGAATTAAAGTATTTAAAGATACTTGAGAAGAAACAAGAGTATAATAGACAACAACTTATTAAAAAGAACCATAAAGACCTTCTTAATATGGAGAAGGACTTACAAAAGCAACGACTTAAGGACTTAGAGCAAGAGAAAAAAGACCGTAACCAAATGTATATGGAGGAGTTAGAACTCAAGAAAAAAGGTTACCAAGAAGACTTAAAACACTCTAAGACCTTTAAGGAGGATATGAAAGCCTTAGGTGGTATAATATCTACAAGTTTTAAACAACAGTGGCTTGGTGATGGTGGTAAGAAGATTAGTGATACAGTTGATAATGTGTTTAGTAGCATTAGTGCAGGAATGAAACAAGTAATGAGTACCTTCTCTAAATACCAATCAACTATAAACACTAGACTACAAGGTTCTGGACAAAGTTGGGATAAAGGTATGGGATATGCTGGATTATATAATTCCCTAATGTCAAGAGTAGGAATTAACCCATATATAAAGACACAAGATATGCTATCTAACTTAAGTAAATTAGTTGAGCAAGGTATTGCATTTAATCTTGAACAAAGAACATTCTTAGCAACTGTAAGTGATAAAATAGCAAGTACATTTGATGCATTTGATAGCAACTTAGCAAGAATTGTTCGTATACAACAAGCCGATAGTACTGCTGCACGTTTAGGTATGGAAGCATTTATGACTAACTTCCTAAACTCTATGTTCTCCGATACATCATACCTAAATGGTACCTTTGATACAGTTACTCAAAGTTTACTTGAGGCTACTTCACAATTGACTACACAAGGAGGTGTAGAATTTGAGGGTATAATTCAAAAATGGTTAGGTTCATTATCTAGTGTGGGATTAAGTGACCAAACTGCAAGTGGATTAGCACAAGCCTTAAGTTATTTAGTAACTGGTAATGTTGAAGCATTATCTAGTTCAGGTATGCAAAATCTATTAGTTATGGCTGCAAGTAAGGGTGGAATGAGTTATGCCGATATGCTTACAAGAGGTATAACATTAGATGAAACAAATACCTTATTAGCAAATATAGTTAGTTATTTACAAGAGATTGGAAATAGTACTAATCAAGTTGTTAAAAATCAATATGCTTCCACATTTGGTGTATCATTAAGTGATGTTCGTGCTGCACAAAATTTAACAAGTGAAGATATTAAGAATATATCAAAAACAAAGTTAGGTTATCAAGGTGCAATTAGCGAACTATATGACCAATTAAACAGTGTTGCATCAAGAACAAGTTTAGCCGAAATGCTATCTAATGTATGGGATAACACACAATACTCATTATATTCAAATATAGCAGGAAACCCAGCATTATATGCTTTATGGCAAGTAACTGACTTTATTCAAGGATTAACTGGTGGTATTAACATTCCATTCATTTCTGCTATGGGTAGTGGAGTTGACTTAAATACAACATTAGAAAATCTAATGAAATTAGGTATTGTTGGAACTGCATCATTAGGTATGATTGGTGATGTTATTAGTGGTGTAGGTAGCACATTCCAATTTAGCAATGCTGCTAAGATGCTTGGGATTGGCAACGATATTATGGCAAACTCAAGAGGAAATGTCTATACAAGAGCAAGTGGTTTTGGAACATCAAATGAACAATATATATCACAATCAAGTGGTGATGTATTCTATCAAAGTACATTAGCATCAGCAAAAGAGAGTGCACAAGAAGACTTAGTGAGGGAAACTGAAGGAAAGAAAGATATAAATGATGTATATCAAATCTTATCTGATGGTTCTGCTAAGGTTACATTATATAATTTTGAAGAAAAGGCTGAATTAAATCAATTAAATACAATTAGTGAGTATCTAAATGATATTAAGAGTGAGGTTATAAGTATTAACAGTAAACTATCAAGTAGTTTCACACCTATTAGTACAACACCTGAAGGATTTTAAAAGGGGGTAAATTATGATTACATTTAATTCCTACAATCTTATAGTAGGTCAAATAAAAGAAATATTAAGAGACTATAATTTACCCTACTGTAAGGTGTTAGTAGATAATGATAAGATTGAAATATATAAAGACTGTTGCTATATATACAAGATGGCAATCTATAAATGTACTAAGACCACGGATTTTACACAAAGTGGATTTACATTTAGTGATGCATATTTTACACCAGTTATGATTTATAATGAGAATGATTATATTGAAAATATTACTCATAATCTAATCTTTAGAAACAATTATTATGATGAGTTAACTCACAAGACATTAGGTGATTATTTACGATTTAAACGTGACTACACAAACTTAAACCTAATGTCTATGTACAATTGTTTTAGTGGTGGTGTTGCAAGGAATTTCAAGAAAACCATAGAGATTGATAATAATGATAGCACAGTTAAGACTATCACATATGATACAAACAGTAAAGAGTATAAGTTATGTGTAGTTCCAGTAAAACTATGGAAATCTTATGAAATCCATATTGAGAATATGAGTGCAGTTGAGATATGTGCCTGCTTATATGATGATGGAAATCTAGTTTCACTAATTGATAAGTATGACAATAATCACGACATAACAAAAGAACTAATGGAGAAAACATACCAAAGAGTAGGTGGACTAAGATTTAATGTTCCATACATATATGATAAATTAAAAACAAACTTCTCAAATATTAGTAAAGAAGATTATAAGAAATTGATATTTGAAAATGAGATTAACTTATGCTTACTAATAAAGTTACCGTTCTATTCTAACTCATCTATTGTAGTACTTGAATTAGAGGATAGTGATACAAATAAAATTATTTATAATGAGCATAAGCAAGCCTATAGTAATTATACCTATGGTACATCATTATATAAGGACACACAACCATTTAATTTATCTATGGAAAGACAAATTGTAAATCTAGGTTCTAGTGATACTAAACAACTAAATGAGTATTTATCTAAGAACACATCATTTATTACTAGAAAGCAATTAACCTTAGTAAATGATAATGTACAACACCCATTCTCAGATAGGCTTATTGAATACTTATGTGAGAATACCATAGATAGTAGAAATACAATATTGTTAAATAATAAATTGGTAGAAAATTACTTAATAGGTAATAGATATATAAGTGGTTATACACCATCACTTTTGTGGACTAATAACCTACAAAATATCTTATATCAAATTGAAATAAATAATCCTAATTATGTAGAAAAATATTTTGATAGTTTAGGCTATGTAGATAAATCATTAGAGTCATATGTTTTAAAGAAAGTTGATGACAAAGGAAAGACATATTATACTTTAGGTGATGAATTGGAGGGATAATTATGGCAAATAAACAACAACTAGTTGAGACTGGTAGTTATATTTATTTATATCATATTGATGAATTTATTAAATTGCCAGTATATCCAGAAAGCATTGTAGATACATTACAATCTACCTTTGCACAACAAAATGCACTTTCTAGGTCAGCTCCAGTTTTTACTTATAGTAACTCAGGACCTAGAAGCATAAGTTTTCAATTTCAATTTCATAGAAACCTATTAGATGAAGTAAATATAGGTGGTCTAGGATATGCTACATTACAAGTAGGGGAAGATTGGACTGATGCTTTGATTAGAAAGTTACAAGCCGCTGCATTGCCAGTATATCGTAGTGGAGATAAATCCGTAATACCTCCTATGGTAGCAATTAGAATAGGTGCTGGAGAAGATATATTTATTAAAGGTGTTATCAATGGTGGAGTTAGTGTTTCTTATGCACCACCACTATTAAAGGATGGTAGATATGCTTTAATATCTATCGGGTTTACTGTTTTTGAAACTGAGCCATATGATGCTGAAAGTGTTGCAAAATTAGGTTCATTTAGAGGTATAAGTCAAGCCTTTGTAGATGAAATTAGATATAAGGCAAATCAAAGACCATAGGAAAGGAGATAACAAGTATGAGTAGATTAAAAGATAAGCAAACAAGAAATTATCCTGCATTATCACGTTATGCTCCAGTTCCATTTTATTATGATACATTAGAAGATAAGTATGTCTATGGTAGAGCAATGAACCTTAGTAAGGACACTGCTTACACATTACATACATTAACCCCATTTGACACACTTGAAACATTAGCATTACATTATTATGGTAGACCTGATTACTATTGGATTATAGCAAACTTTAACAATGTTAGCCCATTTATAAAATTGTATGATAAATTTGTGGAGATTAAAATACCATCACTTTCATACATTTATTTTGGAGCAACTAGATGATAGAAAATGTTTCACTACTATCCAGTCTAAATAGAGTAGAGGTTCCAGTTATAAAAGTTGTTATAGGAGACTATACATTTGGTGAGTATAATAAGTTCACTAACACGGATGGAACCTCTATAATAAGGTATCCTAATTATGTTCAAGGGCTAACAGTAAAGAAGATAAATGGAAAGGTTAACACATATACATTAAGTCTTACATATCCAATAACTGAGACAAGTGACCCTAACTTTATGGAAAAGGTATTCTCCTCAGTGGCTAAAACAAGGAAAATAATTTTTACCTATGGAGATGCTTCAGCACCTATGTTTTTGTACAAGGAGGAAAGTGCTTTCATAAGTACAGTAGTTCCTTCATTTAACATACAAAGTTCAGTAATAAATTATACTATTCAAGCGATTGGTGCTGGGTTTGAATTATCTTCAAGTAAATTTAATTTTAGTGCAAGATATAATGTAAGAGCAAGTGATATACTAATTGAATTACTATATAGTGATTATAGGGAGTTACTTGATGTATTTACTGGTATGCAAAATAAAGATTTGGTTATATCAAAAGGTTTAATACCACGAGATGATGAACCAGTTAACCTAGAAAAGAAAGTTAATATACCAATATTAGACTATATAAATTATGTAGTATCTTGTATGCATCCTAAGGGAATAGACAACTCAATTCAATTGGGTGGTTTCTATACAATACAAATAGTAGACCAATCAAATGAGTTCTACAAGGATAATGGTGGTGACTTACCAGCATTTACTGGACCATACTTTAAAGTAGTTGAAGTTACTGCACAAGACTATAATGACTCTATGGATGTATACTCAGTAGATATTGGTTATCCATCAAAAGACCTAATAATATCATTTAATGTAAAAGAACAACAAGCCTACTCGTTATTAAATGAGTATCAAGAAAAAGTAAATGAAGATTACTATGTACAACGAATTGATGATAATGGAAGATTAGAGCAAGTGTATGCACCTATGGTAACATCAGGAAATACTCACTTTATGACAAGGGCTGAAGATAAGACTTGGTGGACTAGAGTAACTGAGTTCCCAGTAGAAGCAACATTAACATTAAAGGGATTATTAAAGCCTGCTATACTAATGAATTATGTTAGACTAAATATTTTCTTTTATGGTAAAAAACACATCTACTCAGGATTGTACATTATATTAGGACAACAAGATGATATTAACTATGGTGGATTTAGAACAACATTACAATTATTAAGGGTTGGTGGAGATAATTCATTACAATAAATAAAAACTTGTATATTATAGTAGTAGAGTGGAGGTATAGTTATAATGATACTTAGAGGTATAATTAGGGGTGTACCTACTGGAAATGTATCTATTGTTGATGGGAAAGAAATCATTGATAATAAATACAAAGTAGAGATACCCTCATTAAAGACATCACAAAACTCAATAACAACAAAGACTAGTGCTTTCTTTATGGATGCCTTACTAAGTTATCAACCAGGTAACTTAAATTCATACTCTATTGGAGATGTAGTTTTCTTATCCGTAACTGACCAAGAAGAATTACCTATAATAATTGGTAAGATGTATGTAGGTGATAATGAGAAAGCAACGGATAATATAAATGCAAATACCCTAAGTGTTGTAGGGCAAGCAACATTATCAAAAAATACAACAATAGGGGAATTAACTTATAATGACTTAGATGGTGGACTTAGAAGACTATCTAATGTAGAGAATATATTAGATAATATAGAGGAACATTACATTCCATCATTAAATAATTATTTAAAAAAGGATTTAACGGAGTTGGCAAGTTTGACAACAAATATACCAAATAATCAAACATATGCATATTTATATGCAAATAATACCCCATATAAGATAACACTCAGTGAGTTATCAGATAGAGTTATCACAACAGTAAATAGTGGGGAAACAAAAGAATTAAATATAAATCAATATGGATTTATTGAAATTGAAGGAGAATAGATATGGCTGATGTTGATGTTGAAAAAAAGATAAGAAAATATAAAATACAACAACGTTTAAGTGCAACTGAATATTTAACAATACATCCTGAGTCTGAAGCCACTGCTATTGAATATGATAATTCAACAAGTGGTTTGACTGCAAATAATGTCCAAGAAGCAATTGACCAAATTATGGCAAGTGGTACTGGTGTTACTGGAGTTAAGGGTAATGATGAAGCAACCTATCGTACTGGAAATGTTAATTTAACACCTGAAAATATTGGAGCACAAACAATCATCCCAACTAGTTCAGCAACTATTGCAACTGAAAGTAATAATATAGTTACAATTAGACAAGGTGTAACTCAAACTAATGGTGCGATTGCAAATTCAACTGGTTCTAATATTACTTTAGGAACTGCTGCAAAGAAAACTGCTACCACAAGTATGAGTGCAACACCTAGTGATAGTAATATCTTAACTGAGAAAGCAGTAAGCACTATTTTAGGTGGATATGTAACTAATGTTACTTATGATACTACAAATAAGAAAATTACAAAGACTATAGGTGGAACAGTAAGTGATGTTGTAACTGCAAGCAAACTAAAGACTGATATGGCATTAAATAATGTAACAAATAATAAGCAAATAAAAGGTCTTGCAAGTGGTACAACAAATGGACATATTGTAGTTTTTGGTAGTGATGGTTATACAGTAGCAGATGGTGGAAAGAGTGTAAGTGACATTGTAGCAATAGCCGAAGGAAAGACTGCTACTTACATTACTAACACAACTCAAATGCCATCATTAAATGTACAAACGGATAGTGTAACTGTAACATCATTTAAAGATAAGGATGGTAATACTGTCCCACTTAGTTCATTTAAACTAGGTGATAATGTGCTAATAACAAATACTGATGTTCCTGATAGATGGGTATCTGCAATCACATCATCAAACATTACATTATCAAAATTAGAGACAACAAAAGTAGACTTAAGTGGATATGTAGAGAAAACAACCACAATAGCAGGAATTGACCTACAAGATAATATCACAACAAATGAATTAAAGACTGCCTTAGGTGTATCTACTTTAGAGGGCTACTTTACAGATGGTGTTGCAAATAATGCTGATAAGTTAGATGGTCACGATACGAATTATTTTGCAACTGCAACTGAACTTGGTAACAAGCAAGATAAGATTACATCAACAAATAAATTAAGTGCAGATTTGATTTCGGATGGTACAACCAATAAAGTATTCACTGCTACTGAAAAAACGAAATTAAGTGGCATAGCAAGTGGTGCTGAGGTCAATGTACAAAGTGACTGGAATGTTACGGATAGTACAAGTGATGCGTTTATTAAAAATAAGCCTACAACAATGAAAAACCCCACATCACTTAGTATTACTGTAAATGGTGGTACAGCAGTAACCTATGATGGTTCGGCACAAAAATCAGTAACAATTGACTACCGTGGTAAAGCCGATGCTTCAAGTATGACAAGTGGTATCTACAGTGCAGTAGCAGTAAATACTCAAGGTATAGTAACTGAGGGATACAACTCAATTGAGATTAGTCACATAAAAAATGCAGGACCATCATCAAGTCTAGCAGTTGGTGGATTATTCTTTAGATTACTAGAAGATTGGGGTGATGACTAATGGCATTATATAGCCCACAATATAAAGATGAACAAGGTAACATTGTAGATTTACCACTAAATGCTAAGAAATTAGATGGTTATTCTTATAATGATTATTCAAAATACTACACTACAAGTTCAACAACTGAAAATGCTTTCTTAGTCACTATCCCATATATAAAAGCATTAAGTGATGGACTAGTTATACATTGTCAATTTCACACTGCAACAAAGACTGGTGCTACATTAAATGTAAATAGTTTAGGAGCAAAAGGTATATACTATAGATATGCAACTGCAATAACAACTCATATTTTAGCACACAATTATGTTGACTTAATATATAGTGCAACAATTGATAAGTGGGTATTACTATATACTTATGATGCAAATTCAAATCCATTAGGATACCAAGTTAGAACAAATAATGGTTCATATTACAATGGTGCAGATACATCGTGCTATAGGTATCAAATTGTAGTTGAGACAAATGATGGGTTAGAGGCATTTACTTCTACTAATAATAGTACTGGAACAAGCAAAGCACAATTGTATCCAAAATATATTCCTAATGGTGAAATTAGATATTATGCAGGTACTACTGAAGTAAAAACAAAAGCACAATTTGGTGCTACTTCACTTTGGCAACAATACCAAGGTATAAATCTTAAATATTCATTTAATATAGGAACAATAACAAAAGACTCACCTTGTTATATTAAAATGAGTAGAAATACTGATGGAACATTAAGTCCAGTATATAGTGCAACAAGTGGTGGACATCCATTAGTATTTGCATTACCTACTACAAAAGATGGATGTTATTACACATACTTAGGTAGAACTTATGAGGCAAGTAGTACTGTATATTTAGAGTTAGAATTATGTCACCCTACATTCTATTATGATTGTGGTATTAGAACCTATGATGGTACATATATTTATGACTGGGCAAAAGCAAGCACAAAACCTACCTATACTGCAAGTGAAGTTGGTGCATTACCTAGTGATACAACCTATGTAAAAAGTGCAAGTAAAAATGGAAATACTTTAACTATTACACCAAGTAGTGGGACTGCACTTACATATACACCATCATTTACTGATACTGGAGCAACTAGCATTGAAACAACTGGCGATGGTGATGCAGTATCTAGTGCTAGTTATGATGCAAGTACTAGAAAAATAACACTTACAAAAGGTGCTACAATACCTACAAAAGACTCTTGGAATTATGATGATAGGTATGTTAAGTATACTGCTACTCAATCATTGACTGATACACAAAAAACACAAGCAAGAACAAATATAGGTGCTGGAACATCTAATTTTACTGGATATACTAGTACAAATAAACTATCCACGGATTATATAAACAATAAGGCAGGGTGGACAACTAATACTGGTACTGTTACTTCAGTTAGAGTTCAAGCAGGAACTGGACTATCTTCTAGTGTATCTTCTGCTCAAACATCTACACTTGATACAACCATTTCTATTGCAAGTGGCTATAAATTATTAACAACTAGTGAATATAATGCTTTAAATGTTCAATCCGATTGGAATGCTGGTGCCACAGAAGGTCTAGCATACATAAAAAATAAGCCCTATGTTTTACCAGTGACAAACTACACTAACACTGAAAGTAAGTTTATAAGTGCTTTTACAAAGGGTCGATATATCAATGGAAGTAGTCAAACGATACAATTAAAAACTGAAACAAATGGAATTATAGACTGGGACCAAGGAGACATTTTATCAATTGAGGGTAATGGTGGTTGGTTATTAGAGCATTGGAGTGCAACAGAAGGTTTTCAGTACATTTCAGGACACACAGGTGGCAGTAATCCATACTTCACAGGAGTTGAACTTAAGACAGTTCCTAGAGTCGACTCATCAACTGATATGGGAGATGAAACTAGACCAATCTATGTCGAGAAAAAAACTAATGCACTTGGTTACACAAAATATGTCCTTAAAACTGGTTATACATACGCTGGTGCTTCACAAGTAGAATTAAATGGGGCAAATTACCAATCTTCAAAAGTCTCTTTCTATGCTCCAACAAGTGCTGGAACAAGTGGACAATTCCTTAAGTCTAACGGTTCTAGTGCTCCAACTTGGGCTACTTTATCTACTGTTGCTACAAGTGGCTCATATAATGACTTAACTGGTGTCCCAATACCTGGAGACTCAGGTGAAATTAAAACAAAATATAGGTGTGCTTTTAAGGGGTATACTGGAAGTGGCAGTTCAATATGGTATTACAAATTAGTTAAATTACCTATAGATAATTCTGGAAACTATGCTAGTGCAATTATTAACGGTAGAATAGGTGGATGGGTATCTGGCAATATGTCCTCAATATATTGTCTTATATGGAATAGAGATGGAATAGGGTTTGCTTTATTAGACCTTGGAGGAACTGGAACAATGTCATCAATTTTTGATACAGCGGACCTTGTTGCCTATAAAAATTCCGACAATACTGCAGACATATATGTTAAATGCAAAGGTTACTTCACATTTGATTTAGATGTTGAAGTTTATCAATCAAGTGCTTCTATCACTTATGATGGCACTCATATTACAACAACTCCTAGTGGAACTGAAAGTGGAAAAGCATCTACTTCTACATCTAGGCTTCAGTTAGAAAAAGGTGTTCTTAAGGTTAATGGAACTGATGTAATTACTTCAAGTAAATCAGCAGTTGATAGTGGGACAGATTTATCCTTAGTAACAACTGGAGAAAAATATACTTGGAATAACAAGCAAGATAAGATTTCTTATGGAACAAATGGTCAATTATTATCCTCTAATGGTTCTTCATTAGTTTGGACTAATGATAATAGAGGATTATTGCATCACGACCTAGTTAAGATAATAGAAAGTACCACAACAGATAAAGGTTGGAAGATGTTTACGGATGACCCTGAGAATGACCCTATCAACGGATTTTTCTTAAGGTCTCTTAGATTTAATGCTCAATCTCCTTCTTGGGGAGTTGGAAATTTTGGTGCTGGTGTCGTTTTTGGAGGAGGAGATACTAAAGGAATAATGAGTGTATCTTATGGAAATCCTCAAATAAAAATTGCTGGAGGTAATGGTGATTACCCAAGATGGTGGATTGGATTAACTGGAACTTCAGCAACAACTTATGACTTAGATGAATTAAAGGATAAACAAAATAAAATTTCTGCTTTAGGTACTAATGTAAAGCCAATATATTTTAGTAGTGATGGTGTTATAAGTGATTGCTTAAATTATGCTGGAGGTACTAAGGTTACTCTTAACAATACTGAACATAAGGGAACTACTGCTTCATTCTACGCACCTACAACTGCAGGAACAAGTGGTTACTCCCTAAAATCTAATGGTGGCTCTAATGCTCCTAGGTGGGCGAATGAAGCCTATGTTCAACTTAGTGGTAGTCTTAGTTCAGGAACTCATAATAATGCCTCTATAACACTTGTAATAACCGATACAAATCACCCTCTAACAAAGGGTGTGTGGAGATATTCAGGAACTTATGGAGTATTTCTAATATTTGCTCCAACAGCAATAACTACACAAGGTAGCCCTAGAACTGCTTATATTTGTGGCTATAGTACTTCAATATCTAATAATGCTTCTTTCCATTTGGTAGAAGTATAATTTATTGTATAATATATAGAGATAAATTCAAACTATGGAAATCACTTAATGTGGTTTCTATCCTTGAGTTTATTTTTAAAGGAGGGAAAAGTTAATGAAATCAATGGGTTTTCCAAAAATGTTTAACACACCTACATCTTCAAACATAATAGAGGATAAGGATGCAACATTAAACAATTTAAAAATACTATTGGGCACTGAAAAGGGTACATTATCTTGTGACCCATATTTTGGAATACGTTGTAAGCAATTACTATTTGACCAAAATAATGGAGTGCTAAAAGATATTTTAACTGATGAAATATATTCTCAAATATTACTATTTATGCCTCAATTAACTGTAAATCGTAAGGATATTACAATTTTACAACCACAAAGAGGTAAATTAGTTGCAAATATAAGATTGTCAAACAAGATTGATTTTTCCCTAGAAACATACTCAGTTACAATCTATCAAGAAAGGGAGTACTAAAATGGATATTAACAATAAGAGTTATATAAATAAAGATTATCAAACAATATACCCTGAGTTAGTAGATATTGTATCTAAGTTAACTAACGTGATAAACCTAAGACAAACAAATGAAAGTGACCCTATGGTAGTTCTAGTTAAGTTGATGGCATTTATCGCTGATAAGTTAAATTATAATGTTGATATAAATACCTTATTATCTTTTATGCCTACAACAACTCAAGATAGTTCCTTTAGAGACTTAGCCGATATAAATGGTTATACTATGCAATATTATAAGTCAGCAAGTACTAGAATAAACATAATGTACACGGGTGAGGTAGAAGATGGTAAGGATTATACATTTAAACCATTTGAGACAACCTTTACTGATGCAAGTGGTGAGATTATTTATACACTAGTTGGTGATTTAAGTGGTATAGGTAAGAATGTAACAATATCTAAACAAGGTGATACTTCAATAGGTATTATCTATGAAGGTAATGCAGTTGATTTTAGTATCAATAATGTAAATACTATTCAATTAGCAAACTTAGATAGTGAACATAGATTATTTTTCCCTGAGGTTATGATTGCAAGCAACATCATATGTGTTAAAAATGCTTCCTCTAACGACTGGGGAGAGTGGGAAATGGTAGATAACTTAAATATCTATAAGCCACTAGAGAAAAAGTTTAAGTTTGGTTTCGACTCAGTTAGAAACCTACCTTACATTGAGTTCCCTGATGATATTGAGGAATTGATTGAAAATGGATTAAAT